GTTGTCTTAACTGGTGGTAATATAACAATAGAAAATAATCTTACTTACTTAACACCAGAGACTCTAGGGTCTGTTAATCAGCCTCTAGGACATGTAATGGGAACTAGAAGTGTTTCAGGTAACTTTACCTGTTACTTAAATAATGTTGCTGATGGCTCAATGGATCTTCTCGAAGATTTACACGAAGCTACTGACATCATTACTAATAGTTTTGATTTATCATTTAGCATTGGTGGTGCTTCTGCACCTAAAGTTGTAATGGCTATACCAAATGCACATTTAGAATTACCTACTCATTCTATTGAGGACGTAATTAGTATAGATGTGAATTTCCATGGCTTACCAGCTGACTTATCAGATGCAACTGCATCTAATAGTGCTAACGAAATATCAATTACATACACATCATAATTAAATATAACGGTGGGCAGGATTGTCCTGTCCACCTTTTTTAGGAAAAAAATAAATGAACGATACAGTAAAAAAAGAACCAGTTAAAGCAGTTTCCTTGAAAAGTCTTATGACCCCAAGTAAAACTGTTAGCTTTGACTACCCAGGTTGTAGTGGTATGAAAGTATCACTTTGTTACTTGGCAAGAGAAGAACTTGTAAAATTAAGAAATCGTTGTATGTCTCAAACCTTCAACAAAAAGACTAGAAGTTATGAAGAAGAGATAGACGAAGATAAATTTATCACTGAATATACAAAAGCAGTAATCAAAGGTTGGTCAGGATTTAAACTTGGCTATGCTAAAAACATGTTATTATTAGGAGATTTGACTCCAGAGCAGGAAGAAGAGACACTTGAGTTTACTCAAGAAAACGTAGAAGTACTTATGAAAAACTCTTCTGACTTTGATACATGGGTTACAGAACAAGTAGGTGACCTTGAAAATTTTACCTCGAGCAAGTAGAATATGCACTTGCTCAAATAGAAAGATACTTTTCAGACGATATTTCAGTTGACGCATATCTAATGATGTGCGAGCAATTAGGTAAAGAACCTAATGAGGAAGAAATGCCTCCCGAACTAGGGAGCTTTCCTTATGAGATTCAAGAAGCCTTTGTAATTCATGCTATGCTACCCGACAGGTGGGACGGGGCTAGTGGTTCCTATATGGGAAAAGATTGGGCACCGCTAAGAGATTTATTAGAAATAAATAAAGTTGAAGACCAAAAAACTGTTTGTTTTTTCTTGAAACACGTAGAAGCTAATTCGACGATGAGTATCAACGCAGAGCTTAAACGTAAGCAAGACGCCGATATAAGGCGAAGTAAAGCAAAAAGATAAATGGCAAAGAAAAAAGTAGAAGCAGCTGAAATTATCATCAGAACCACTGATGGTGGTACTTTTACAGTTACAGGGAAGAAAGCACAGAAACTAGCCAAAGATATGGGAGGCTTAGGGCGTCAAGCTCAAAATACCGACCGTAATATGAAGGCGTTATCTCAGCAGTCTTCCAATGCTACAAAAGAATTTGCAAAGATGGCGACCATGCAAGGTGGTCTTGTCCAAGTCTATGCTGTTATTGCCGCACAGGTATTCGCCCTTAGTGCAGCTTTTCAATTCCTCAAAAACTCAATGGAAACCCGAAACCTTATCGAGGGGCAAAAAGCCTTTGGAGCAGTTACGGGTATAGCTTACGCCTCTATGACAAAGTCTATTCAAGACGCTACAGAAGGAATGTTATCATTTAAAGAAGCAGCTAGTGCAGGTGCTATAGGTACTGCCGCGGGTCTAACTTCAGGACAGTTGAACCAATTAGGAACAGCTGCAAAGAATGCTTCACTAGCTCTTGGTAGAGACTTAACTGACTCTTTTAACAGACTTATTCGAGGTGTTACAAAAGCCGAACCAGAACTATTGGACGAACTCGGTATTATTCTAAGATTAGAAAACGCAACTACAAAGTATGCCGTTTCTATCGGAAAAACCAGGGAACAACTTAATGCCTACGAAAGAACACAAGCAGTATTAAATGACGTACTTGAACAAGCAGATACTAAATTTAGCGCAATATCAAAACTAATGGATCCAGATGCTTTTGCTCTAGGTCAGTTAATGAAAGAGCTAGATGATTTGCTTATGAGTTTTCAAGAGTTCATGGTAAAAGGATTACTTCCTATAATTAAATTCTTTAAAGAAAACTCACTAGCACTTGTTGCTGCTATGGGTTTATTTGTTACTCCTATTATCAAATCTTTACTACCCTCACTAGATGGTGCTTTTGACGCCTCAATGGCCAAAATGAGAACAGCAGGGGCGACAGCAGTAACACAGTTTGGAGTTATGAGAGAATCTTTTGGTGATGCAAGAGCAGCTTTGACTTCAGGAATAGATCCTTCTGAGGGGCGAAGCTATTTTGATAACTTAGGAGCAGCACAAAAAGATTCAGGATTAAAAAATCAAGCTAGATTAAACAAACGACAAATTGCAGCATATAGACGTCACCTAAGAGAAAAGACAGGTCTGTATAAAAAGATGACAGCTCGAGAAAGAGCGGAACTTAGACGACATCTTAATATGCAAGAAGCTTTATTAAGGGGGTCTACTCAAAGACAAATATCTATTGAAAAAGCAGGAGCAGCAGTCTGGAAAGGAATATGGGCAGGAAAAACAGCAGTCGTGGCAGCAGCAACAACCGCTTGGCAGGGTATGTTAGCAAGGGCCGCCGCTTTCGCTAACAAGGTATTTGCAGCAGCTGGTTTCTTAGGTATGGCTGCTATGATAGTAATGGGTATTAAATCCATTATAGATGCACAAAAAAATAAAGACGATGCATATAGAAGGTCAAAAGAAGAAACAGAAAAGTTAACAGAAGCACAGAGAGACTTAAATGATGAGTTAGCTAGAATGAATCAGGTTCGTGCAAGTGGAGTATTACAAGGGTTGAGACAAAGAACAGAAGCGGCAGGTAATACTTTACAATCTGGAAATGTACAACAGTTACTAAGCAATTTTGAAAGAGAAAGACAAAAGGTTGGTTTTCAAGGTAGTGATGTCCAAAAAACTATGATGGATACAGCTAGAAATCTACATATGATTCACCCTATATTCGCAGAATTATTTAATGATATAAAAGACGGTAATAAAGTCAGCATGACTCAAGCTGAGAATATAATGCAGGTAACTAATGCTTATATAAATGCAGGACAAGCTGCTAAAAACTTAACGCAGAACCAACAAGCACTTAATAAAACTTTAGATAAACAAATTAGAAAATTTACTAAAGTTCCTTTTCAAGACTTATTACAACAATACACTACTACTATTCAAGGTGGACTAGATGCCTACGGTATACAAAGAATACAAGAAGGAGCTAAAGCAGGTGTAGATTTTAATCCTGACGATGTAACCATGATAGGTGGTCAAATGTTTAAAAATACAAGAGGGCCGAGGGGACAAAGTGTTGGCTTTAGAAGAGAAATGTTTACTGGTAATAGGCAAAGGCAAAAAGAAAGAGAAAGATTACAAGCTGAATTTGCAGGACAAACAACTGTACAAGATTATGGAAGCATAACCTCAATGAAAGGTTTTGATTTTACAAATGCTGATGGCACAGTAAAAAGTATAAAAGAAGTAGAGAAAGCACTTAACCAAGCAGGCTTTAGTGAAGATGATAGTTTCTATACAGTATTTGAGAAAGCTATGAATCAAAGACTAGAATTAGTCAATATACAGGAAGAGCTAGCAAACATCGATAGAATGGACGAAGAAGCTGTAGAGCAAGAGAAACAAATACTCGAAACTCTTAGACAACAAATGATAGTTGAAGCTGCAGTTTTAAACTTACAAAAATCAGGTAAAGAGTTTGCAAAAGAGAAACTAGAAGGCCTGAGAGACTTAACTGAGTTACAAACTAAAGGGACTAGTATTGAAAACAAAGGTCTTATTTTAAAACAACAAGAAGCCAATTTACAAGATGCACTTAATGATAAAAAATTAAAAACAGAAGAAGCAGGAGTAGCCCAACTAGCTGTAGAAGAAAAGTTAAAAGGAGTACTACAGGGTGTAGGAGTTGAACTATCAGAAATGGAAGGCATGAAAGGTAAAGAACTAATAGACAAAGCCAAATCTTTGAATATATCTACCCTAGAACTAGAAAATGCTATGGCAGGTGTAGAAAACGCTAAGATAGACGAAACGATACAAGCAAATAAAAATGAATTAAAAAGACAACAACTACAACTAGCTGCTACACTTCTGATAAATGAACAGGGAGTAACCGATCAATTAAGAATTCAAGCTGCTTTAATGAGAACACAAGCAGTAAGTGCAAAACAAATTGCACTCGATGTAAAGAAAAATCCAACAAGTGTAGGTAAAGCTGCTGCACGAAAACAAAAGATTTTGAACATTCAAGCTAGAACTACACAAAATACAGCAACAGCTGGTGCTTATGAAGCACAGCGTGATGATCTAAAAGCATCAGCTGACTTTGGAGTAATGGGAGCAGTAGATGATGATGGTCTAATTATTGCTACTAAGAATCAATTCCAAGAGAAGTATAATGAATTACTACAAAAAGAAATTGCTTTAAAACAACAAAATAAATTACTAGCAATTGATGAAGCAACTCTAACCGCCGAACAAAAAGGCCAGTTTATAATGGGGAACTTAAAAGCAACAAAAGAAACTGCTGAGTTCCAGAGAGAACAAGTATTTAGTTTAAATCCTGCAACTCAATTATATAACGAAACAGTTTTAAAACTTAGACAAGCTGGTGTTAAAGAAGCAGACATAGACCATAAGTTAATTAAACAGCAAGTTATTGCAACAAAAAGTTTACAAATAGAAACCGAACTAATGAGTGGTATTCAAAACACTCTTTCAAATGGTTTTGTATCTATGTTCCAAGCAATGGTAGATGGCACAAAATCATTCAAAGACTCAATGAAAGATCTTACTAAACAAGTACTTACAGACTTAGCAGCTATGTTTGCAAAAGCAGCTGCATTAAAGATAATGCTGGCTATGTTCCCTGGCATGGGAAATATGCTTGAAGGCATGTCTTCAATACCAGGCATGGGTAGGTATGGTGGTCAAATGACTAAATTTAGATATGGGGGTGGCTATGCTCTAGGAGGTATTGCAAACGGCCCAGAGTCTGGTTACATGGCAATGCTACATGGTAGAGAAGCAGTCGTACCACTAGGAAATGATAGAAGTATTCCTGTAGACATGAGAGGAGCTGGTGGAAGTAATACTGTAAATGTAGTAGTAAATATGAATGGTCAAAACTCTTCAACAAACGTAAGTGGAGATGCAATGCACGGACTTGGAAGATCTATTGGCGGACTTGTACAACAACACTTACAACAAGAAATGAGACCAGGTGGACTATTAAACCCACAAGGTACAAAAGGTAGAACATAATGGCACTAGGATTAGCAACAAATACAGTACAAACAGGCGGAGGCACAGTATCGGCAGGTACAAATATAACTGGCTTTTCAGGAAAAGTAGTCTATGATAGAGGTATACAACAAACTGAAGAACCTCGTGTACTAAAAGCGCAGTTTGGCGATGGCTTTGAAATGAGAGTTAGAGATGGTATAAATAATACTCCACGTACATGGGCACTAAGTTTTGCTAATAGAACAAAATCAGATATAGACAAATTATATAAATTTATGAATACCTTAGCAAGTGTAGATACTGCAAAACTTACAGTACCTAACGCAGTTGATGGGGAGGAAACTGTAACAGTTGTACTTGAAGGATATAGTAGAACTTTAACTTACGATGAGTTCTATACACTAAGCTGTACTGCAAGAGAGGTCTTTGAGCCATGAGTGATCCAATCGTAGGCACTAACAACTCGTTAGTTGCTGACTTACAGGGACAATCACAATCAAGCGGTTTAATTACCGTTTTTGAAGTTTTGTTGCCTGAAAGCGATTTAGGAGGCCCAGGTATTGATAAGCTATACTTTCATGATGGAAGAAATGGTACGGCAGATATTACGTGGTTCAGTTTATTAGATGAGTCTAACTTTGGATCAACTTCATCTAGTCATTACGCTACTCAAACATACCAAGCATTTCCAGTAGAATCAGAAGGCTGGGAAGTTAGAGGAAGTGGCTCACTACCACGACCTAATATAAGATTTGCAAATATAAATCAATTTTGGAGTGCACACTTAGCAGAGTATGATGATTTAGTAGGAGCTAGGGTAATACGAAGAAGAACTTTACAAAAATACCTATCAACAAATCCTCCTATTGAATTTAATCGAGATGTATACTATATTGAACGTAAAGCGTCTGAAACAGCTACAATCGTTGAATTTGAACTAGCAAGTGCATTTGATGTACAGGGTATACAACTTCCAAGAAGAAGTATTATTGCAGCACGCTGTCCTTGGAAATATAAAGATAGTGACCAAGGTGGTTGTGACTGGCCTGCAGACAGCAGACCTAATGGAGATAGTGGAGTTACAGTACCAGGACTAGCCGCAGAGACTCCTTTATACTTTGACAAAGATGATAATAGAATTACTAGTTTTGATACTTGGGGGAGACAAGATGTTTCAAGTAATAGAACTTCTAATTTATACGCAGCCAGAAGTTATAGCGTTGGAGACTTTGTAGAATATGCAAGACCTATCGGAGGTTTAATCGCAGCGAGTGCAGTCAGTTCAGGAGCAAATGTTACCTATACTGTAGCCTCGGGACATGGCATAACTGCAAATGAATTTGTAATAGCAAAAGGATTTACTGATGAAGATGCAAACTTTAAAGCTGTGCCTCTTTTTGTAAGTAGTGTAACTAGTACTTCTATTACTGTACAAAATCCAAGTGCTACTATAACTACATCAAGCGGGTTTCTACAAGCAACAAGGACTACTTTATACAAATGTATAACAGCTCATGAGCTTGCAACTGGAGATTCTGCAGATGATATTATTAGACCAACTAATATAAGTTTTTGGGAGTTTGGAGATGTATGTGGAAAACGATTAACTTCATGTGCCAAACGATACGGACACGATGTAGCAGGAACTTCAGGAGTTACAAGTATAATACTTAATCAATCTACAACTGGTTCAGGAGCAAGTAAGAAAACAGTTAGTGGAGGTTCAGGCTATAGTTCAGCACCTAGCGTAAGTATTAGTGGTGGCGGTGGCTCAGGAGCAACTGCAACAGCAAGTGTTTCTGGAGGCAAGGTAACTTTTATTACAGTTAATACATCAGGAACTGGTTATACAAGCCCACCAACAGTTACAATCTCTGGAGGCGGAGGTTCAGGAGCAACAGCAACAGCATTACTTAACACAAGAGGTACAAGAAATGTATCTCTACCATTTGGAGGATTCCCAGGAGCGGCACTATACTAATGATAGAACCAGTATTAGAAGATATAAAACAATATGTATATGAACATGCAAACATAGAAGCATGTGGATTACTCTCAGTAGAACGAGGTAGAATAAAATGGACTCCCTGTCATAATAAAGCAGAGAATCCAAAGAATGATTTTATTATTGACCCACTTGATTATAAAGCAGTTGCAGATAAAGGAGATGTAGTAGGTGTCGTACATAGTCACCCTGGTACCACTCCTGACCCAAGTGTTTTAGACCGAGCTGCATGCGATAGACTAGGAATTCCATGGTACATTTTTGGAAAAAATGATGAATGGATAAAATTGGAACCGAAAGAAGAAGCCTATGATTTACTGGGAAGACCATTCGTCTATGGCGTCTATGATTGTTTCACAATCGTAAAAGATTATTTCGAAGCAGAAGATATATTTATATACCCATATGAGTACGAGTGGGAATTTTGGGAAAAGGGAAAAAATCTCTATTTGGAGAACTTTCAAAAAGAAGGATTTACAGAAGTAACAGATGGTAGCCTACAGATTGGAGACCTCATTTTGATGGCTCTAAATAGTAACATTACCAATCATGCAGGAATATATGTAGGACGTGGAAAGATGCTACATCATGCACCAAACAGATTATCGTGCAGGGACAACTATAATGGTATGTGGAAACAGATAACCAGAATGATAATTAGACATAAGAGCAAACGATGAGACAAGTTTATTTAGAAGGAATACTAGGAGAAAAATTTGGGAGAGATTGGAACCTAGCAGTCAACTCGCCTGCAGAAGCTCTAACAGCTATAATGGCACAACGTCCTGGAATGAAACAATTTTTAATTTCAGGTGATGGAGTCCAAGGATATGAGGTTTTGATAGATGGAGAGTCGGTTGTAACTGAAGATGAATTATTACTAAAAGATCCAGGTATGGGACAAACTTATACTTTTGTACCAGTGATTGGAGGGTCAAAAAACTCTACAATGATGATGATATTAGGGGTAACTCTTATTGCAGTAACAGGTGGTTTTGGAGGTGCATTTGTTCCAGGATTTATGGGTAACGCGGTTGCAGGAGCAGGAGCAGTTGCAGGAGGAACGGCAACAGCAGCACAAGCTGCTATACTTGGTATCGAAACAGGAGCAGTTTTATCGGCTACAAATGTAGCAGCTTTACACGCAGCCACTACCACTAGCGCCATGCTAGCCACACAAGGCTTAGGATATTTAGGTGTGGGACTTGTACTAGGTGGAGCTGCTATGATGCTTGCCCCAGATGTTCCCGACCAAAACTCAGCAGAACAAGCAGAGAATTATTTATTTGGAGGCCCAATCAATACTGTCAAACAAGGACAACCTATACCTCTAGTTTATGGAAGAGCTATCGTTGGTTCTAAAACAATCTCTGCATCAGTCTTTACAAATACATCAAGACAAAAACTAACAGCAGGAAGAAAGATGGTAGGTATACCAAACTTTAGAACAGATGGAAGTAAATCAGGTACTAATAATATTGCTCAAGAACAGGGCGGATATAACTGGCTAAATATCGGGCCTAACATAGGAATGTAATGAAGAAACCACACTTAATATCTATTCGAGGCTCTAAAGGAAAAGGAGGAGGCGGAAGTACGTTTGAAGCAGACGATAATATGTTTGCAAGACAGTCTGCCGCATTTATAGATGCTATCGCAGAAGGGCCAATCAAAGGATTAGTATATGGAGATGCTTCGATTCTTGTTGATGAAGTACGTCTTAGGAATGTTAATCAGAAAACAGGTCGTGTTAGTTCAGCAACTAATTTTAATAACTTTACTGTAATCACAAAAAATGGAGAAGCAACACAAATAGTTGATGAAGACTTCTTCGCAGAATACCCAAGTGCGGCAACTACAACAGATCTTAGTAGTGCAGAACTACTAGAAAATGAACCGCAATATTTTACTATATCTAGTGGAACATATGAAAAAAGAGAAACTGATTATATAAAGATTACTATATCTACAACAGGTATGTCAGCCATTACCAAAAAAGGAGACAACAAAGGAGATATAAGAGAAACTTCTGTATTCTTTACTATTGACTTCAATTGGGTAGATAATAGTGGAGTTCACCATACTCGTCAAATGTTTGATACAGGATTCCAAGGAAAGGTAAGCGGTAAGTATGCACATACTTTTGGTTTCAATATAGAAGATATCAAACGAAATTTCACAGTAAATGATTGGTCTGTAAAAGTAACAAAACTTGCCACTAGTCCAGATAGTACAGA